TGATAAGTTTAAAGATACAGAATCAGAAGATATCAATTTAGTTATCGGTGGTTCATCAAGTATCGTTGCTGATACATCTACAGGTCATGATACTCATGTCACAATGATTACAAGTCTAGTAGAAGGCAGAAAAGATTGTGTTGGATTTGTTTCACCATATCGTTCTGCTACAGTCGGTGTTACAACATCATCTAAACAAGCAAGTAATGTAAGAGTTGCTGCTGACTTATGTCCAAGTTCATCTTACATGGTATTCGATAGTGGATACATGTACATGTATGACAAGTACAATGATGTTTATAGATTCGTACCTCTAAATGGTTCAACTGCTGGATTGTGTGCAAACACAGACCAAGTTGCTGATGCATGGTTTTCACCTGCTGGATATACTAGAGGAACAATTAGAGGGGCAATCAAATTATCGTTTAATCCAGATAAAGCAGACAGAGATGTTCTTTATCAGGCAAGAGTTAACCCAGTTGTTAACTTCCCAGGCCAAGGTGTAACTTTGTTTGGAGATAAAACTGCTCAAACTAAACCAAGTGCTTTTGACAGAATTAATGTTAGAAGACTATTCTTAGTATTAGAAAAAGCAATTGCTACTGCTGCTAAGTTTCAACTCTTTGAATTCAATGATGAATTTACAAGGGCACAATTTAGAAGTTTAATTGAACCTTTCCTAAGAGATGTTCAAGGTCGTAGAGGTATTACAGACTTCTTAGTCAAGTGTGATGCATCAAATAACACAGGTAGTGTAATTGATAGAAACGAATTTGTTGCAGACATATTTGTTAAACCTGCTCGTTCTATTAACTTCATTACATTAAACTTTGTCGCAACTCGAACAGGCGTGGCATTTTCTGAGGTAGGGGGTTAATCATGGCACAGATAGATGACTTTAAGGCAAATTTACTCGGTGGCGGAGCTAGAAGTAATCAGTTTCGTGTAACTATTGTACCACCTGCTGGAATTGCAATCGGATTAGATGTTGCAAGAACTTCATTTTTATGTAAAGCTTCTTCATTACCTGCTATTGAATTAGGTACTGTTGAACTAAAATATAGAGGAAGAACGATTAATATCGCTGGAGATAGAACTGCAGCTGCTGGAACATGGACAACAACATTCTATAATGATACAGACTTCATGATTAGAAATGCTCTTGAAAGATGGAACAATGGTATTAATGACTTTGCTGATGCTACTGGTGTTCAATCAATGTCTGATTATGCAACAGATTTAACTGTTGAACAATTAGATAGAGATGGCACTACTATAAAATCTTACATTTTTAGAAACTCATGGCCTTCAACTATTGCAGCTATTGAATTATCTTCTGCTGAAGATACAACGATAGAAGAATTTGAATGCACTTGGCAGTATCAACACTTTGAAGCTTCAGGCGTTAACTTCTAAAACAGTCTTTTTTTTCCTTATAAATAAAGGACAATAAAGGAGATTTTATTATGGCAGAACTATTTGGTTTTAAATTTGAGAAAATCAAAGATACCAAAAGTCAAGAAAAATTTACAGCACCAGCTAATGATGACGGCACAACCGAAATCGCTGGTGGTGGATTTTTTGGTCAAGTATTAGACACAGATGGTAGAGAAAGGAATGAGGTTGACTTAATCCGAAGATATCGTGAGATATCACAACAACCAGAGTGTGATTCAGCGATTGAAGATATAGTCAATGAAGGCATTGTATCTAATGAGCGTGACCAAGCAGTAGCTATTGTTCTTGATAGACTAGAATATACCCAATCAATTAAAGAAAAAATTCGTAAAGAGTTTGATACTGTATTGTCACTTTTAGATTTTGATGTAAAAGGACATGACATATTCAGAAGATGGTATATTGATGGTAGGATTTTTTATCACAAAGTAATTGATAAGAAAAATACAAAACAAGGTATCGTTGAAGTAAGATATATAGACCCTAGAAAGATTAGAAAAGTAAGACAAATTGATAAAGAACAAAAGAAAGGCACTTCTTTAGAAATGATAACAAAAGTTGATGACTTTTACTTATACAATGATAAAGGATTAAATGCTGGCTCTATAAGTGAGGGTATTAAAATTGCAGCTGATTCTATTACATATGTACCATCTGGTTTAATTGACCAGAACAAAGGTCACATACTTTCACATTTACACAAAGCAATCAAACCTGTAAATCAATTAAGAATGATTGAAGACTCTGTAGTTATATACAGAATATCAAGAGCTCCAGAAAGAAGAATATTTTATATTGATGTCGGTAATCTTCCAAAGATAAAAGCAGAACAATATTTAAAAGATGTTATGAATCGTTATCGTAACAAATTAGTTTATGATTCTTCTTCAGGTGAGATTCGTGATGATAGAAATCACATGTCAATGTTAGAAGACTTTTGGTTGCCTCGTAGAGAGGGTGGTCGTGGAACAGAGATTACTACACTACAAGGTGGACAAAACTTAGGTGAGATAGAAGATATAAAATATTTCCAAAATAAATTATATCGTTCATTGAATGTACCTATTTCTAGAATGGAAGCTGAAAGTGGATTTAGTTTAGGTCGTGCTAGTGAGATTACTAGAGATGAATTAAAATTTACTAAGTTTGTACAAAGACTAAGAAAAAGATTTACACCATTATTTACTGATATGTTAAAAGCTCAGTTAATTCTAAAAGGTATTGTTACCTTAGAAGATTGGAGTAAAATGAAAGAACACATTCAGTATAACTTTTTACAAGATGGTCATTTTGCTGAATTGAAAAAAGCAGAATTAATGCAAGATAGATTAAATGCATTACAAACTATTGAAACATATATCGGAACATTCTATAGTAAAGAATGGGTACAGAAAAATGTACTAAATATGACAGATGCAGAAATAGATGAAATGCAAACACAAATTAATAAAGAATCTGGAATAGATGTTGAGGATGGTGGTATTGATATGCCAGATGGTGGTGATGGTATCACTAGATATCCACAAGATGGTACAGGTTCATTTATACCAGCAGATGACCTAGAAGGTTCTGATGGTGTAAACAATAAAGGAGATGAAAATGGCGGAAACTAAAGATATAATAGATGCTTTATCCACTGGTGATAACTTAGGTGCTGAACAAGCTTTTAAAGATACAATTTCTTCAAAAGTAGCAGATGCCCTAGAAACAAAAAGAAAAGAAGTAGCAAATACATTTGTTAAGTCTTCAGTCACACAGGATGAGGGAGATGGCGATAAAGTTTAATTCTTTCTATAAACCTTTTTTAGAGAAAGATGAACATAAGAAATCTAGGGAGTATAAGAAATTATCCCCTAAGATGAAATCTGCCGTGGATGGTGTATTCAAAATTATGGATGCTAAACCTAGCAATTTCCTAAATACTTTTGAAAAAACAATTAAAGATATAAGTAAAAAAAATAAAGTTCGTGAAAAGGACTTAATTTCGTACTTTGAAAAAGAAGTACTGTCGATTTAATAGGAGTATATTTAAATGGCTTTTACAACAAGAACATTAAGAGATACAGTAGTAAATGCTGCTGGAGCTGGTGGAACTGTAACAGTTAAGGTTGATATTCAAGATGACACTACAGCAAATAATGCTATCTTAGATGCAAGTGCTTTAGATGGTCATGCAAATGGTGCTAAATTACATATCAGTAGAATTTGGTGGGCATTGGTACAAGGAACTGCAGATGATAATACTGGACATGTTGAACTTCAAGAAGTATCTTCTGGAACTGATATTGTTCAGATTAGACTTGCTGGAACTGGACACTATGATGGTTCTGCTGGATTGATTAAAGGAACTGCGGCTAACACAACAGCAACTTCTGGTGACCATCAGTTATCTTGTTTTGGTACAACTGGTTTTGTTATAATAGAATTCAAAAAAGATGAGAACTACACAAGCTAAGAGAGAATTATGAATAAAGTAAAACTAATATCTGAATCTATTGTACAAGATGTAGAGTACATTACAGAGGAAAAAGAAAACGGCAAAAAGAATTACAAGATTAAAGGTGTCTTTATGCAGGCTGATATTAAGAATAAAAATGGTCGTGTATATCCAATGGAAATACTTCAAAAAGAAGTGAATAGATATAATAAAGAATTCATTGATGAGAAAAGAGCTTATGGTGAATTAGGGCATCCAGAAGGCCCAACAATAAATTTAGAAAGAGCTTCTCACATGATAACTGCTCTTTACCCAGATGGTAAAAACTTTATAGGTGAAGCTAAAATCTTATCTACGCCTATGGGTGAAATCGTTAAGACCCTTATGGATGAGGGTGCTAAACTTGGTGTTTCTTCAAGAGGAATGGGAAGTTTAGAAGAAAAGGATGGTAAAAGTTATGTGAGAAATGATTTCTATTTGGCAACAGCTGCTGACATAGTTTCAGACCCATCTGCTCCTAGTGCTTTCGTAGAAGGCATCATGGAAGGCAGAGAGTGGGTATGGAATCATGGAGCACTTATACAGTCTGAATTGATAGAGGCGAAAGAAAGAATCAATACTAGAATTCGGAAAAAACAAGCATTAGAAGAATCTTTGGAGTTTGCAAAATTCCTTAAATTATTATAATGTATAAATAATGACTAATATATGAGAATATATTTAATTAATTAATTAAACAATAGATTCAACTAGGAGATATCCGATGACAAATGAAATCGAAAAGACTATTGAAGAATTAGAACAAGAAGTCATATCTGAGTTAGAAGAGGCGGCGGATGCTCCTAAAAAAGGTGCTGCTCCATCTGAACCTCAGTTAAAAGCTTCTGATGCTTCAAGTGTCACACCTGGCGGTGAGGTTCAAGATATGGGCCCTGCTGTTACATCACCTACTGATAAGTCTGGACCTGGAACTTCTGCTGGTAAAAAAGCGAAAGAAGCTTCTGGAGATGCTGCTCAGAAAAGTGAGGGTAAACCTGATTCTGCTGACAAACCTAATGATGGCGCAAAGAAAGTTGCTAAACCATTAGCTGCTGGCGATTCAGTCGAAGTAAAAGATGACCAAGAAGTTATTTCTGAAAAAGAAGTTGCTGAAGTAGAAACTATGACTAAAGAAAATATGCTTAAAGCTATGAAAGACATGGCTAAAGACATGGAAGAAGCAGACATGGAAGAAATTAAAGCTACTTATAATAAAATGAAAGAAATGACAGGCAAAGGTGACCCAAGAGGTAACATGAATGCCCAGTCTGAAGAAGATAAAGAAAAAGAAGCATTAAAAAAAGAAGCTGTAGAACAAAGAATTAAATCTATAGATGTACAAGAACATG